ATGAAAGTTTCTCTGGTCGTTCCCGTCTTCAACGAAGAAGACGCCATACCTATTTTTTATAAAACGGTTCGGGAATTTGAAGGGCTTCAGCAGCATGAAGTCGAGATAGTCTTCATAAACGATGGCAGCAAAGACGCTACAGAATCAATTATCAACGCGCTTGCTGTTTCCGATCCGCTTGTGGTCCCGCTGTCATTCACAAGAAACTTCGGTAAAGAGCCTGCGCTATTCGCTGGCCTGGACCATGCAACAGGTGAGGCAATAATCCCAATTGATGTTGACTTGCAGGACCCAATTGAGGTCATTCCACACCTGATAGAGAAATGGCAAGCCGGGGCCGATATGGTTCTGGCCAAGCGATCCGATCGCTCTACTGATGGCCGCCTCAAACGCAAAACAGCTGAGTGGTTCTATAAGCTACACAACAAAATCAGCAATCCGAAGATTGAGGAAAACGTCGGCGACTTCCGACTTATGTCTCGGGATGTAGTTGAAAACATCAAACTAATGCCAGAACGCAACCTTTTCATGAAAGGGATTTTGAGTTGGGTTGGCGGCCGCACTGACGTTGTTGAATACGCCCGCGCAGAACGTGTTGCCGGGGATTCTAAGTTCAATGGCTGGAAGCTGTGGAACCTTGCATTAGAGGGCATTACCAGTTTCTCAACTTTTCCACTGCGCATGTGGACGTATATCGGTTTGTTCGTTGCAGGCATGGCCTTTATCTATGGCGCATGGATGATCGTCGACACGTTAGCATTTGGCAATCCGGTTCGCGGCTATCCATCAATGCTGGTTTCAATACTTTTCCTTGGTGGGGTTCAGTTGATAGGCATAGGTGTTCTTGGGGAGTATATCGGAAGGATTTATGTTGAAGTTAAGGGAAGACCGCGATACATCATCAAAAATAATGAACCAAAAAACAAGTCTTAAGGTGTTAAAATGCTTCGTTTCAATTTAGACAAAAAGCTTTTTTCAATGATATTGCTTATATCATTGATATTCTTCTTACCAATTATCTTATCAAGTCACTATTACGTTGATGATTTAGGTCGTTCTATTTACGGATATTCAAAGTGGTCTGAGAACGGCAGGCCTCTTGCTGATCTTTTATTCCTATCTTTGAGCTTTGGGCCTCAGTTGCCAGACATATCTCCACTACCGCAATTGCTTGCCTTGAGCATCTTATCGCTGAGTGTTTACTTTTCTGCAAAAGCATTTCTCACTGAATTTGATGGGTACGTTGCTGCCATCATTTCAATGGTTGCAATTTCAAGTCCATTCTTGTTGGAAAATCTATCATATAAATACGATGCTTTCCCAATGTCGATATCCGTGTTGTGTGCAATAATTCCTTTTGCATTCAAAGCGGTAAAATTAAAAAAACAATTTCTATATTGCTTCACTTCTGTAATTTTAATTTTGTGCATCTATCAGGCATCAATTAACATATATATAATATTCGCTATTTTATACGTATTAAATCTATTCAGATTAGGCGAAACTCGCAATGGATTGTTATCAATAGTAGCATCCATTGGCGGATTAGGTATTAGTTATCTTATATATTCAACTTTCATTTCACCATATTTTTTAGTTGGCAGTTATAATTTAAGGCATAGTGAACTTGCAACTTCAGGAATAAATGATACCTTAACGGTTATATCACGCAATATTACCGAATTTGGAAAATTGATAAGTCTTGTTGTTACCACACCATTTATAATATTTTGTGTAGTGGTGTTAACATTATCTTTAATTGCGTTAATAAAGATCTCGCTTGTTAAATGCAGTTACTCTAAGCCTGAGAAAATAATGAAGATTTTAGTCATTGTATTTTCTCCATTTGCAGTTTTGTGCATGATAACAGGACCCATGATGCTCCTGAGGGACCCAGTACTATCTCCCAGGGTTCTAATGGCATTTGGAACTGCGTGCTTCTTCTTTGCGGTTCTTTCCACCTGGGCCTTCTCTCGCACAAAGCTTTATAAATCATTATGCGGTATTTTATTTACAGTCTACGCCCTATACTCTTTAGGGGTTGCCTATGCTTACGCGAACTCACTTAACAATCAAGAAAAGTATGAGAATGCGATAATTCAATTAATGATGTCTGACTTAAACAGCCTTGGCTTGAGCAGTTATGAATTTATTGCTTTCAAAGGTGGAGTATCGTTGTCACCAGAAGTTAGGATGGCAGCAAAAAAATATCCAATAATTTCAAAACTTATACAGCCAACAATAAATAATCAATGGGTGTGGGGCCATACCCAAACGATGCATTTCGATTTGGATAAAAAATTTCAAAGCTTTGATTATCACATGTCGCTTAAATCGAGTTTATGTACATTTGAAAATGTCAGAAACTCTAATAACTATAACATTTTAATTGATAAAAAAAGCTCAACTATTGTGTTTGATTTCACGAAGAAAGAGTGTAAATAGTTTTTGAAAGCCCCCCCCAACATAATCTGCAGGGGGGGTATATTTAAATGCTGCTGGTATATGTAGCCCCCGAGAAAAGGTTTTTCCATACCTTGGTTTGCACCAACACCCTTCCAGCCCCACAGGAAAGAGAGGTATTCAGGTTATGTACGCTCGCACCATCTACGGATGTGAGAAGATCAACGTTACATGGGATATTGTGAACGCCTGGCGTTGTTTTGATAACACCGCCAGAGTTTGTGCCGATAGTGTTAAACCCGGTTTCCAGACTACCAGACAACGTAATTGCTCCACCACTTGCAAAGAATGCGGTCTGAGCGCCAGTATCGTTAATACGGCGACAGTTAGACATTCTCACCGATAGAGTTGAACCAGTAACCTGTGCGATACGGCCTTCGCCGTCACAAGTGTAATTTGTCAAGTTTAGCTCAGTGCCGCCAGTCATAGCAGATGTGATATGGTTCCACCCACGCTGGCCGCGTAGCTGATACACATTAACCCAGTTTGCGCGTGTTACGGTGCAACCTGCTATTAACCGAGCTATTTGACCATTGTTTGTACTTACAAAATTACATGCAACATTTTCAATGTTCATATTTGTTATTGTGCCACGATTCACAACAACGGCAGAGTTGGCATTATCCTGGAAAATTATATTACCATTCTTGATTGTCAGGTTATCTACGGCTAATGTTGACGCGTTATTTACGCCAAATATGGCGAACGCAGAGCGCGGTAAGCCGTCTATAACTAAATCGTGTATTACCGAGCCGAAGGTGCCAGCGAAATAGACGGATTGCTGTGCATCGTTTTGTGAGCGTAAGTTTCTGATCAATAACGTATCAACTTCAATGCTATACCCAGAGGTACCAAACCCCCTGTCATTAATCTCAATTGCTGCGAATTCTGACCCAGTGCTACCTGGCTTAGCAAAGATGTTTTCGATGGTCAGGTTTTTAACAACCGTCTTTGTTAAGTTTGCATCGCCCCAAACTCGAACAACACACTGTTCAGTATCTCCATAAATTCCTGAGATGCGGAAGCGAACAAAGTTACCAGTTCCATCTCCTGTAATCTTTACTGCGCAATGAGCGTAATTACAAAATAACCCTTCAGCGTCTACATCAGAAAAATCACCAGGCTCACTTATATTGTAATTTGCATAGTCACCAATAGTAAAAGCCAGCATATCATCGCCAGTTTTACCCTTAAGGTTCCGAATGTAGGCATGGCGGATTGGTGGCTGGCAGTGCAGTCCATCACTATTGGTGTCGAAATTCAATCCAACAGCAGTTAAGTATGTGACATTACAGACCAGCCATGCATATTTGTTAGCGCCAATAACCTTTATACCACCACCAATTTTTAGGCTGGTTATTCCTTTAAGGATTGACGCCATCGATCCAAGGCCGACAACAGTCTGATTGGCCCCATTATAATCGATTGTTCCTGAACCCCAGATCTCGATATACGCATCTACGGCTGAGCTATTTGCGTATGAATAGTTCTTGAAAACAGGTACATTTGAGCCGTTAGCAAGTTTTATCGTTACTCCAGGACCAATCCACAAGCGGGTTCCGCTTCTAAGCACCCATGTTCTATCAGTGATATATGTACCCGGCTTCTCGAAACGAATATCCCCGCCCGCGGCAAACATAGCATCCAGACCGGAGCCAATGATGTTTGTGGTGCTTGGTTCAATACCATACATCTGAGGAGTGCGGTATTGAATGGCAGAACCGACTGTACCAGCAGGATAGACAGATCCTACCGACAATCCAACCAACCCAGCCCCGCCTGTAGCCGCCAGCGCAGCACGCAGAGAAGAATCCCCTACCCCAATCCACGCCCCAGGCGCAATACCACCAGTGCTGGCTGGGGTTGAGTTAGCTGGAACCACTTTCGGGCCGGAGGCAAAGGAACCAGTCCATTTGTAATACTCACCGTCGGCGGTGTTCAGCAGCACCTCATTCGGGTTGTTGATTGTCGCGCCGGTGGTGAAGGTCTTCCCGGTAAGGATAACGTAACCGAAGGCGCTCATGGCCTGCTGCGCGAGGTAATTGATGCCCTCGATGGTGTAGTGCTTCTGATCAAAGCGATCAGTGTAGGTCCATCCCATCGAAGTGACGAACTCGTCAATTTTCCCTGCGTTAAATTTGAAATCGAACGGAGATTCGCTTGGTACTGGCAGATTGGTTGGTTGCGTGGCCATATTTATTCCATAAAAAAGCCCGGCGCGGTGGCCGGGTCTGGTTGGTCGGGACGGTTCTTATTGATAGATGGCGTCGCTGTATTCCGCGACTGTAAGAGATACCGTGTTATCGGTGTTCGGCTTGATGCTGTTGACTGTCCATAGCTGACTGTCCAGTTCCTCCACTGTCGCAATGAGATAGCGTGACGGGAGCTGCACAGTTTCTCCGTTCCATATGTTGAGCTGAATGTTGGGTATTGCCGCGGTGAATCCGTATTTCGTGTCGCTGCGGGCTGTCGCCGGATAGCGCAACGTGGGATTACCCAGACTGTCGGTCACCAGCACATACATCGAACCAGTAAACGTGATCGGCTCGCTGGTATCGAAGTTATTCCCGGCACGACCGGTGATGTATCCCTGTTGCTGGTTACTGTCGTAGATGTCAGGCATCTGAATGACGCTTCCAACCTGGATAATGCCGTCTTCGAACACCTTTGCGTTCATCTTCACGCGGGAGTAGATAAGTCGCTTCGTTTCGCGCAAAGCGCGTTCCCGCGCCTGGTACTCGTTACGGAAACCAACGATCTCCAGTTTGTTCGGGTTTTCCGCTTCCTGTTCGACGATAGAGCCATTCAGGACCCGGTAGTTGATGTACGTCTTGTTGTTCGTGGTTGGGTGAACATAGGACACCTGCACGCCGTCGTAGCCGCCAGGAAGAGTAGCCTCGTACGTCATTTTGTACTCGTCCGTCTTCATGTTGGCCCGGTTGAATACGGCCGCCGGGTAATCAACTTTCTGATCCCGGGTGAACGTCAGCACGCCGTCATCCCAGTACGCCACCACTGAAGCCGCGTTGCAGATCGCTTGTACACGGTCGCCCAGCGAGTCATTCTCATCATCAAACGTGTAATCGAAGTAACCCAGCCGTTCATCAGGCAGGCTTTCGGCGATTGAGTACAGCCCGTACAGGTCAATGCTGCTTACCGGCTGCTCACCCATAATGAGCCAGGTATGCGCCACCGCATCAGCGAACGAGCGCGACGGACGCAGCGTGTAATCTACCGCCTGCGTGTTTATGTCGTAGGTGATGGTATGGCGGGTCACCAGAGCGTTATATTTGCGCTCGCGGCTACCAAGGGCGTTCTCAGTCGCCCTCACCTTCACTCGTACCAGGGTGTCTGTCTGGTGAACGACATTGGTCCGGATGTTAATGCTGTGGATTTCCTCAACCTTCAGAAGGCTGGCATCGCTGGAGTTATCTGTGCGCTGGAAGCTGACCGCGTACTTCCCGAATCCTCCGGTCGGCGTGATTTTGTCGGTACGGTAGAATACTTCGCTGGTCGACTGGTGCGGTGTCGTCTGCCGGTACGTAAACGTCTGCTGAGTTCCAGGCACCTGGTTGTAGTCGTCGTCAATTTTCCAGATGACAACCTTCCAGTTGGTCTCTTTCTTCCCGCCGAGGCTGGACTGGGTATGCAGCCACAGCTGCGTCGACTCGACCGGGGAGAAGAACGGCCCCACAACCAGCGCCTCGTTATCGTTCAGGATGAACTTCGTGGTGTTGATCGTGGCATTCGCCGGGATGTCCTGCGGGCCTTCGAGCTGGTTCATCGTGAACGTGTACCAGCGTACCGGATTCACCACTGCACCATCGTTTGTTTCAACGGCGGAGATAAGCGTTCCGGAGAATGTCGCATCGGTAGTAACGCTGCCTGATGCAGTGTTATACGTCACGTTGATGGTGAAAGTCACAGCGTGCGGCAGAACCAGGCCCATGAAGTAATCGAACTCGGCCTGCTTTTTGATTTTCATCGCAATCTGGCCGCCGGAATACGTGCCGCTGACTACAGTGGTTGCCGTTGCTGTTTCGACAGGGAAATCGCTGGCTTCGTTCTGCCCGGGAACCTCCTGGCCGTCAACGTCATCGAACCCGTAGCCCTCTACGATCTGAGGGATTACCTCGCCAGGCTGGAAGAACTGGAATTCTGCACCGGCCAGAGAGCCCAGGCTCGATTCTGAGTAGCGCACAGACTCGTAATCGTATTTGCCGATCCCGATGCACATCCATTCAGTGACGTACTTCAGGCCGCCGTCTGTGGAAGTCTGGTGTACATATTCGAATACCGACTCCTGAATCAGATCCGGGAACGAACGAATCTGCCCGTAAATGTCCGGCTTAGCCTTGTAAACGCGCGCAGTGTTTGTCTGACCGGTCAGGCTATTGTTGGGTGAGTCGACGGTATTACCGCCGTTGTTCGCGATTGCCGGCTTCGGCGCCAGGAACGAAAATACCTGACCAACCACTTTAAATATCGGGCTCAGGATGTCGCCGACAATGCCCTTAGGCTGGTCGAAAATCTGGATGTGGTCCAGCTCGCTCAGCTCAAACGCCAGCTCATCATCGTCGCCCAGCCTTACGCCGTTGCGGACGATCAGCAGATCGCGGTGAAAGGTAGCATCATTGGCCGCCAGCCAGTCATAAAAAAGGGTGCCGTTTGGCACCCTGCAACGCAGCTTAGGCGTTCCTGGAAAATTCGATATCTCAACCAGCGCCATATTCGAAAAACTCCACTTTGGTGAATGCCCGCTGAATGACCAGCAACGAATCCATGCGTACGCTTCCGTTCTCGCCGCGCGAGTGCAGCGCCTGCCGGTTTAGTACCAGGCCAACGTGCGCCGGTTGCACGCCGCGGTGCCCGACGAATATCCCGCCCTCGACCGGTTTATCGACCTGGCGCCAGAAGACGACGTCGCCCTGATAGCAGGTGAAGAAGTCGGCCCCGGCTTCGTAGTCCGGTGTCTGGTGCAGCTCAACGCCAAGGACGTGACGGTAATACAAGACCACCAACGCCCAGCAATCCATCGCACCGAATGTGCAACTCCTGTTGGCCCATGGCTTTCCAATAACAGCTTTGATGAAGTCGGATTTATCCATGTCACTCACCGTGGCGGGATGTAAAACCTTCATGACAGCGAAGAGCTTCAGCGCGAGCGGTACATGCATCTTCAAAGTTTACGAACTTCCCAAGGTGCTTCTTGCAAAGTCTCGCAACCCATTTTCCGGTGTTTTTGTCAAAACAAACTCCTGTCACTCCTGAGGTGTTTTTCGAGCTTTTCCGCCTATTTCGCTGGTTAATGCTGTTGGTTGCCAGCCTGAGGTTTTCAATATTATTGTTCAGTCTTTCGCCATCAATATGGTCAACTTGATAGCCTGCAGGAATGGGTCCATGGTGCATCTCATAAATAATCCGATGCGCAAGATAAAATTTTTGGTGAAGAACAACCCTGACATAACCCTTGCCGTCGCGATTTTTAACTTCATCACCAGCTTTTACTGGACCTCTATGGCTATGCATCCAAAAGAGTTTTCCATCTCGATATTCGAAATAATCACTCCAATTCATATTTACCTCACAGATACTGAAGCCCTGTATATTCGCGGGGATCGTATAATTTTCCAATATTATTATTGAGCGGGTTGGTCACAGACAGGGTGACAGACGCGGCGTCGGCATCGATATCGACGGTCTTGACGTATAACTGCCACGACTTAATCGGCACCGACACATCGCCGCTGTCGAATATCTGCCGCGTGGCCGTGATGGCTGTCAGCCTGGCCGCACCCTTCCACTGTTTCATTAGCGCTTTGATGTCCGACGACAGCCGGCCTAACTTCACCGTCGCGTCGATCACCGGCGTGCCGCTCTGCTGACTCTCTTCGATTTCAAAGCGCGCTGGCGTGTACGTCTGGCCGCCTAGCGTCTTCGCAAAGAACTGCTTGTCGACCAGGCGGACATAGCCAAAGGATGGATGGTAGAACGTGATGGTATCGTACAGACCGCGCGTCGGGCGCTGCTGCTTATAAGCTCTGAAGGTAGGCATTACGGCACTCTCGGTAAAGATTCCGGGTCGCGCCCGTCAGGATAACCAGTGACAACGATATCCAGCCACGAATCCCACGGCGGCGGCAGCTCAACAATGATGTCGTCGAATTCGTCGTCGGCGTTGTAGAGGTGGTTCGCAATAACCGTCCCTGTCCAGGTTACCACCCCGCCGTCGATACTGGTTTGCACCGGCATCTGCGTGAAGTGAAGCTCTTGCAGTTGCAGGCCACTGCCGCCCAGATTCACATTCATCCGGAACCAGTTCAGACCACGGTTGAGGTAATTTGGGCTGCGTAGCCACTGCTGGAATGCTCGCTCCTCAGCCAGGGTGAAGATCCACGTCAGTGACCACGTAACTTTAAGGTCGTCGGTTTGGTTCTCAAAGATAGCCGGGCCGACCGCTGGCTGATCGGTCTGGAACCCGGTATCGAGAGTCATGTTTTTGCTGGCCTTCTGCGCCAGCGGCAGCCAGTCTGGATAGTCGATAATTGGCATCAGCCCTGACCCCTTGGCGTGCGTTTGGCAGTAGTATTTCCTGTGATTGCCTGACTCATAATGCCCCCATTGTTCATATCGGCAACGAACGCCTCGACAGTCAGAGTATTTCCAGCTTGCGTGGCTCTGGCGTCATACATATGCTGTCCTGATGACATATCATTGAATATGACGCTAACCTGAATTCCACCGCCTCCGGCAGTCATGTCCTTATTGCTGATCACCTTGCCGTTGTCGCCCGGTATCATGTACTGCTTACCGGTGCTGGCCTGGTAAATCTCCGGCTTCCCTCGCTCACCGACCTGATAAAGACCCCCTGCATTCACCGGGCCGCCATTGTAACGCATGCCAGTGAGAGCTAGTCCAGAAGCAAGACCTACCGTTGAAGTAATCCCTGCAGCAGCAGGCGCAGCATTCCCGCCAAGAGTTGCCAGAGAAGCCATTGCAGCAGCCGGTGCCCATGCCGAAGAGACAAGAGCGGCCTGGGCAATTGAAGCGGCAGATGAAGCTGCGCCAATTGTCTGGCCTATAATCATGTTCTTGAGGGCTTCTACACCCATTTGAACCATGCTGTTAATCACGCTGTTCAAAATGGTATTACCCAGAGACCGAAGAGCATCCTGAGCACTCATTGTCCCGGTGATAAGGCCTGTCAGGGCATTTGACGCGTTGCCAGCAAATGCGTCCACTGCACTCGTCAGCATTTCATAACCAAGACCTTGCTGGCTGAGCAATTGCCACTGAGCGGCTGTCATCTGCTCATTGAACTGGTTTTCCTGCGCAGTCTTTAAGGCAAGGTACTGGGCATCGGTAGCTGCCTTTGCAGCAACGAATTGATCGTAACTTATTTTCCCTTTTTGGTAACTTTGCTGGAGTATCGCCTGTTCCTGCTGCTGATATTGCTGCATCAGGGCTAACTTCTGGTTATTTTCGTTCACCAGTTGTTGTACCGGGTCAACTTCGGCTCGGGCAGAAGCTACCGGATTGACTGTGGCCTGGGCGTTAATCTTGGCGAGGTTATTCTGGTGCTCGAGCGCCATTTTCTCCGTGGCAGCGTTATACTCCTTGAGGTCTATTTTCCCAGCGTTCAGTGCGGCCTTCAGATTTTGCATGGATTCGGCGTAGGATTTATTTTCCGCCTGCAAAGGCATAGCCTTGAGTGCTTCCGTAACCCCTTTGGCTGCCGCTGATGCATCCCATGCTTTTGCTGCATATTCACCGGCCTTTTTGATTTGCTCCTGGGTTGCAGAATTCCCTAGTGACTGCTGAGCACGTAATATGGCCTGCTCTCTGCTTAGCTCCTCCGTTGAATCAGCAGCCAGTTCTGACTGCTGACGCAAATTTTCAAGCTTATTTGCAATTGATTCGGACTGCGCCTCAGTTTTCTTGCCAGTTTTATTGCTTTCCTTTCTCGCCTCGGTTACTCGGTACGTCTCCGCATATTCATCCTGAAGGATCTTGATGCGTTTCGGATCCGTAACCCCAGCGTCGGCAGCATCATACTGAGCTTGAAGTCTTGCTCTTGCCTCTCCTTCCAGTTTGGCTAGAGCGAGCCTGCGCTCAGAGTTTTTCACCAGCTTGGATGTTGCTGCATCGTCTCCGCTTGTTTCGGTCTTGAACCCTTGGTTGTTCTTAGCATCACTTGCTGCTTTAGCTCTGATGTGAGCAATTTCACCTTCGACCTGCTTTAACTGAACGGCGGCCTGCGCACGACGAGTCTGGAATACGGAGTCTGTCTCATACCAGCGCTGACCATCTTTAAGCTCGGAGTTTAATTCTTGCTGTAGCTTGATAAGCTTCGGCATTCTGGAAGAATCACCGACATTTTTATTGTAGTAATTAAGATTATCAGCAACGCTTTGCATCAACCCCGCCAGGGTCGAGGTCAAGCCAATCGCCTGATTGATGTCGTTAATGGCGTTTTTAAATGCTACGTCCAGACTATTTTTCGCCCTGTCGATATTGACAGGCATCTTGTCGAACTCTTCGTTAACAGACTTGGATTGTTTTTGAATAGCGTTAAGGGCATCTTCAGCCGTTAACTTGCCCTCCAGCATTCTCTTGCGGAGATCACCAATCGATATTCCAAGTCCAGACGCAATCTGGCGAGCAAGCTCTGGCATTTGCTCAAGGATGGTGTTGAACTCCTCAGCCCGGAGAGTGCCGCCGGCGATTGACTGCCCGAACTGGCGAAGTGCGCTAGCCATTTCCTCAGAGGATGAACCGCCTATGGTGCCTATCTTTTGAAGCGTCGAAGTAAGCGCAAGGATCTGAGAGTTTGTTGCACCAGCGCTTTTTAATGCTGTGGTCAGTGATTCCCACAAACGCTCTGTTTCAGAAAGGCTGTTACCTGTTTGTGATGCAATAGCTGAAAGAGCTGACATAGTCTCTTTCGCTGTATCAATACTTGGGCTGAGCCTGGTGATCCTGGCCTGCAAGGTAGCCATCTCATCACCAATCGCAATCAGCCTTTTGGCCGTCTCGATGGTGAAAGCTGCGGCAATAGCCACTCCTACTTTATTAAGCGCTCCCTCAAAGCGGCTAACCGACCCGGATGCTCGGTCGAAATTGGAGCCCATTTTATCAAGCCGATCGTTTACTTTACGCTGTGCTTCAATAAGCTCTGCTACGTCCATTTGGACTTGATAAACAATATTCCCAACCTGTTCACTGTTGGCCATGCTTTTCTCCGGGCATAAAAAAACCCGCCGGAGCGGGTTTTAATGTTCAAGTGTTTATTACTTACATCTATTTGGAATGTCTTTTTCTGCAATCTCACCTTGCTTTGTGAGATCGTAAATTGTCGGATCGTCTATAGAAATCTGGCTTGCCTTTTCAACCACAGGGGCAATAAATACCAATGAGGCTTTATTATCACCTTTGGTCACTTCAGCCTTGCCGCATACGTTTCCAAATCTGGCGTACACTGTGTCTCTGTCGTCAGGGAAGAAATTAACTTCCTTTAATGAAACGACTTTTACGTCTTTTGGAAAGAAACCGCTTTCTGCTCTTTGTTTCACAGCATTGACAATTTCTGCATCAGTAGCCGCCATAACACAAGGTGCAGCGAGCAGCGTTCCCAATAAAATTAATGTACGCATCTTTCTATTCCCCATTGGTAAAAGTGGAAACATCGTAACCAGGAATAGCACAGTTGCAACGGAAAAGGATGATTTATTGTTCTCAGGGTATCGTTGTATAGAAGGTCGGTTACTTCTTTTTCGCATTCTCGCGTCGAACTGCCTGTTTAGCCAGATATTCGTCGGCGATGCTGTCGTACTCTTCGCGAGTGAACCCTTTCTGCTCAGGGTATTTCGCCGCTAGCAGCATCTGAAATTCGGTCATAGTTAGCTTGGATGCCTCATCACGACTCATGCCAAAGTGGCTGCGTGCTGCGCTGATGTAGTCGAAGGCTTTAAATTCAGTGGTTCGCTCGCCTGTTTCGTGGCGCTGCAGCTGGCGAACCTTCGCTTTGCCTACGATACCGTGCTGCATGAGGTGCTGAGCCAGCACGATGATGTCGTTCTTCGGCATCTTTCCAGGTCGGTATACAACGCAATGTCGCCACCCTTTCCATTCGCCGATCATGGACGTCAAGTCTTCATCGCAGCACGCCTGTAACACCTGCATGCACGTGGATAAAAGCTTCTCAGCGGCACGGTTGAAAGAGGGGGATAACCATTCAGGAAATCGTCCAAAAGTGCTCGCGCACGCTTCAGTGAGCTGAGAAACCTCAATGCCATGGATGATGGCATACGCCTGCACAATCTCTTCCGGAGTGCCGATCCTCGTCATAGCCTCGAATGAAGGCCGTAGCAGGTAATCTTTCCCGCCTTCGCGGCTGTCGCTGATGGAGAGTTCGCCAATATCGGTTAAAGCGGTCATAAGCCTTCCAGTAAACGGTCATTATCAAGGGCAGCACGCCGCCCTTTGTAATGTCCGTTAGGAAACGGTAACCGTATGCACGGCCACAAAATTGCCGTCTACAGTGTTGATGATGATCTGCGCGCTGCCGGTGGCGACACGCGTCACGGTAACGGTGTTGCCGGATGCGGTAGCCGTTGCCTTTGTCGCATCGGTAGTCGCTACAGTGAAGTCTTTGTTGGTTGCGCCTGTTGGTGCGATATTCACCGTGAAGGTACTGGTGCCGCCTGCAGTGCCAGTGCTGGTTGTCGGCGTTACCGTCACGCCAGTCACGGCAACCGCAGTGATTTCGTTCACTTCGATGGTGCTTGCGTCGCCGACTTTGAACTCGGTTGAGAACGTGACAATGTCGTTGGTACCACCGTCTGAACTCAGAGCCGTAATGTTCATGTAGCCGATGAATTCTACCGGACCGTAGTCCATGCGCACCCAGATACCAGGCTGGCGCTTAGCCTTCAGCTCATCAGCGAAATACTTGATGAACTTGCCAACACCGTACTGGTCCAGTTTGTCCTTCTTGCGCACTTCACCTTCAAAGCTCAGGGTGAAGTCACTGTTGGTGATGATGGTCTCGACATAGCCGCCGCCGTCATCCGCATCAGAGGTAACCGAGTTCGGGTTGAAGTCGAAGCCTTTCGACGTACCAGCAGCCAGCGCCTTCCACTCAGATTCAAGTGGCTTGACGTCCGGGCAGCCATCGGCGACTTCCATCACGACCGCACCGCCGAACAGGCGCTCGTTCGAGTTCTGGCAATTAGCCATGTGAAACTCCTCTTTGACGTATAAAAGAAAACCCGCCGGAGCGGGTTATTTGGTTGGGAATGGCTAGTCGCCAAACGTGCAGGCAAATTGCAATCGGAAGACTATTCGCCCTTCTTCTGTGAGCACCGGCGCGGGAATTGCGCCCATGTTCTGGATGTAGCCGACACATTCGTCAGCCATGGGGTTGGCCTGGACATAATCAATGATTGACTGAGCTGCTGTTGCCGCCGCCTGGTTTTTGTCCTTTGCGCCAATCACATCGACCAGGACATAGTTATCGTTCCCGAGGTCATTTCTGATGGGAGTTCCGCCATTTGGTCTGAACACCATAATCGCTTTCGAAAGATCATTCGGGTCATTGAAACTAAGAAGTTGAACCAGGAAACCGGTAGTAAGACCGGCATCGCCAAACATGTTCCTGACTCGCTGATACATAGGAGGATTCATAGAGACATTTCCTTGGCGATCACAGCATCAATCTGTCGCTGCGTGTCTTCAAACCCTTTGGTTAAAAACTCCTTCCTGGCCGTCGCCCGGCGGAAGTTCTGGGGTACGCTTGGGTCATGGACGTATGCAGCATAGTTAGCTGAATAGCCAACCCGGCCCGTCACGCGATTGCCATTTACAGTAATCTCGCGAAACTGGCTGTTGATGAGGGTTGACGTATCGATCGGGGTATAGAGCGCCGCCTGAGATCCGCCGATAATCAAAGCTGATTGCATGGCTCTGACGACATTTCTCCCCTGAATATCACCAACCAGAGCATTAAGGTTTTTCTTCGCCTGGCTAATACCCTTCACTTTGATACCCATGACTACACTCCCGTAATTATCGCCCAGTCATCTTCCAGGCCGTCGAGAGTATCGTTCCAGCGCGTCACGTGGCGAACCTCATCGGCACCAGCTACGACCGGATCCGGCTCAACGCTCTCACCAATGAGGATGTAATCGCCCTCATCGGCCAGAGCGTAAGCCGTGAAGAAGGTGTTTTTTACGACAACCTCTTTACCGATGGAGCCGAACTTTGCAGACAGGCCACCGATGTAGTCGCACATGATGGTTTCAGGCGGTTCGTATGGGTCGACAGGATCGCCATACTCGTCATTACCGCCCGCGCCCTTACGCCATATCGTGCAAGGCTTGTTGTATGACCATGAAGCAGTAGACGACATCAGCCCTCCTTCCAGCGCAGCACCTTCGCGCCAGTCGCCCGGATGCGCGCGCAGTTGATATGCCACTCGCCATCCGATTTCACGTAGCCGGTAGTCTCCCGCCCGGTGTCGGTTTCTACCCATACGCGGGTGAGAGGCTTCGGCTTGCCTTCAGTCACTGATTTGTACGTCATCACTTACCCCCGCACATACAGCCGCCCTTGCCGATCCAGATACCAGCGAATGCTGGGGCGGCAGTAGGGTCGGCAGGAATAAGGGAGGTTGCACAACCGTACTTATCCAGCCCGCGCAACAGGTTAACCGAGGCCTTCCAGCGATCGGTAAACGACTGGTACCGGAACGAGCGCGACGCACCACTCGGCGCCGTCTGGCTTGAGATATATTTATCACCCTGACCGAGCCCCATAAGCGCCAGCAGATAGAGCTGAATCAGCAACGCGGTCGATGTAGGATAATGCGCATCGAGACACTCCTGAATGCTGTTGGCCTGGTCGACGAGAGCCTGAAGAACAAAATCGGGAATGGTAATTCCCTGGCTCTCCAGATACTCCTTCGCCTGTTCGAGAGTTACCATTATCGACTCCGTGAAATACCCCGCCGGAGCGGGGCATAAAAAAAAACCGCCTGAGCGGCGGCTGTTATTCAGCAGGGAAAAGCTTTTCGAGTTCGCCATCCGGCAAAAGCTCGCTGAGTTTTTCAGCGCCCAGGTTGCCTTTGAACTCAATACCCAACTCAGTAAGGCGGCCCTGAATGATCTCTTTGCGAGATTTTTCACCGGTACCGGCATCAGGTGTTGCAGGTTTCAGCTCGCCACCAGCCTCGCCCTTCATCAGCCGGACGTTAGACTTCAGCGCCGGGTGAAGATCTTTCAACTCCACCACGTCGCCAACCTTTACGCCGAACCATGGGCGCACAACTTCGTATTTAGCCATGCTGTTTCCTTACGCCAGGTTAGCGCCGTAGACAACGCCGGACAGCCCCTGATCGTCTGCGGTAATTTGCAGACCTTCAGCAGACATGATCTGGAAGTTGTAGTTAACGTTAGGCAGTGGGCGCGGCAGCGGAACAACGCCTACAGCCATACCCACCAGTGGTGAGATCACGTCACGGCGACGAACGTACGCAATAAACTCGTTACCGGTCAGCGCGAAGCTCATACGGATTTCTTTCACCGGCGCGAAAGGCAGAACAGCCTGCAATACAGTGCCGCTTACGACGCCATTCACCACGTACGGCTGCGCCAGGTTTGCCCAGATTTCCGGGGAAACCCACATCACATCGTAGGCGGCGACTTTGTTCGTGCGTGCGGTGGTGCCGAATGCGCCTTTACCGAAGAATGCAAAGATCGCGGTCATGTCAGCGGTTGTCAGGTCGATGTTCGCACCACCAGCACCAGAACCGAGGTTAATCTTCTTGGTGTTGCGGTGGTTCTTGATGCCCTGCGCCGGGTAGGACTGAACCTGAATTTTTGAATCGCCGTTCAGGTAGTAGTTGACGCGCTTCTGGTTGAACTTGCGCATCTTCGCCATCTGCGAATCCAGCACCAGATCAATGCCTACAGAGTTAAGACCAGCAGCATGACGCCAGTTAACACCGTAGCCAGCAGTGAACACCGGAATCGGGTCGCCATCGCTCGCGTAGTCAGTGTGGTCGAAGGAGAATGGCGCCTGACCATCTATGCTTACTGACACGTCGTCAGCGATATCGCCGACCACGTTATACAGCTTGGCGGTTTTACCAACCGGCAGCACGGTCTGAACGCCGATCAGGTCGTTCACGATTTCCATGCCAACTTCCTGATCGCGCAGTTGCAGCACCTGATTGTCAATCTCAGCCCAGAAGTCACGGGAGAAACCGCCAACGGCGTTACATGCCAGCATGTCAGGCGTCATGATTGCGCGGTTAGCCGCGATGATGGAATCGTTCTGAAGGTTCCACATGTTGCGGTTTGCCCACAGTTCACTCCAGTGCCCGCCGAGGCGGGAGTTAGTCGCCAGCGTCTCTTTAGAGAAGTACATATGTGTTTGTCCTTTTGTTACGCGCCAGCTGCGGCGACAGTGCCAACGCGCATACGCACGCGAATGAAGTCAGTGGTGCTGGCCGCGATGGTGTATTCATCCTGGCTGTAGCCGATCACTGAATCAGTGTCGGATGTGGCAAGGGTAAACTGACCGGCAGTTCCCAGCTTGATCGGGCTGTCTTTTTTATACGCACCAGGCAGGCAGCGCAGCGCCAGCTCACGACCTTCTTCAACGTAGTTACCTACTGCCGAATCCCCGGCCGGGATTTCTTCGGTGATTGTCAGCCCCTGGTGGTAACCAACATCGATGATGTACAGGCGACCGGTTAGCGCGGTGGCCTGAGCGAATTTATCGGATGAGTTGATAGTTGCCGCAGTACCGGGAAGCAGCGCGGCGGCCGTAGTGCGGGTTTCGGTCTTGTACAGAGACTGACCGTCGATATTAACGCGACGATAACGTGGCATTATTCCGGCTCCTTACTTGAAGTGTTCGTCTGCGGCTGGTGCGCCGGTTTCTTTGTGCTGCTGAGCATTGTTGGTGCCCAGCGGCGCAGCTTCGCCCAGCGACTTGAACATCGCGTCCAGAGCTTCGCCTGACAGAGCGTTCGCGACGATATCGCCATGGACCTTCGCAACCGCTTCGCGCTTTGCTTTCTCTTCGGCACGGGAGTTCGCGGTCAGGGTTTCCGCGAGTTGCTTCTGATTGGCCTGCAGCGCATCAACCTTTTCCGCGAGAGGCTTAATAGCCGCTTCAGTATTGGTCGCAACAGCCTGGCCGATCATGCTGCCGATTTGTTCCAGTTCTTCTTTGGTTAAAGGCATGTCGCCCTCCGTTTTGTGGTTTGGTGCAGGCTGTTCCTGCGGTGTGAATAGAGCTTTGAATTTGTTAGCGACGACGGCCACCCACGACTCCTGGCGCGCTACTGCGGTTCCGGTATCGTCGATTGTGATCTTCCCGCCATCAGCGGAATAACCGTAAACCTGAGCATCACCGCCATTTCGCACGATGACCACCTGCGAGTCAGTGAAGTCAGCAACCCAGGCATATTCATCCGTGCCCGGCGCAAACTTGGCTTTGGCTGCCCGATCGAGACGCTGCTCGCGCTCCCGGTAGGATTCACCCACCAGCGCGCCGGAGTTAGCCTTAAGCGGCTGTGCAAGATCAGCGTTAACCATCAGGCCAACGCCCTGCTCAGGAGTGGCGGCCCCGACCTCGTGCAGAAGGATCGCGTCGTGATCCATGCTGTAAATCTTCGCAACCCACTCAGCGCCAGTGGCCCGTTGCTGTTCGTTTGGTTCAAGCTGGTCGAGGAATGCGGCAACACTGGTATGAATCGGCGGAACGTCATCACCGCGCTCGATAGCTGCGACGCGCTCGAGTAGTTCTCGGCCACCTTCAGACTCACTGGCGCGGGCCACATCAACCCACTTTTCGAGGTAGATACGATTACCGGACTTCTTAACGTTGCGGTTCCACGCGCCGATATGGCCTGCGTTAATCCCCTCAGGAGAGAAAGCAGACACGAACTGACCGTTAACCTGAGGGTGACCCAGCGGCGCCAGGGTACCTTCCAGCCCCTTATAGTGGGCGTCGATTTGCTCTTGCGTGTACAAGCCGCCATTCATGACGACGTTAGCTGGAAGTGTGTAGCTCGGCAGCACCAGGTGCTCACGCCCGTTGTATGTTTCGCGCCGGATAGACTGGCTGTTCACCTTTGTGGTGATGTTGACCTGAATATGCTCACCATGTTTCGGTGCCTGGATTGGACGCTGTGCTTCGTGGTTTACCTGGAATTTCATGAGTTATTTCTCCGCCCAGGCGTAACCGCTCGCCTGCATCGATTTATATTCCTGTTTGAGTTTCGTGATGGTGTCCGGGTATTCCGGCTTGCCGTCCGCATCCACCAGCACCGACTGCTGGCTGCATTTGCAGTTGATGGAGTTGCCATCTTTGCTGTACCAGTCACGCACCTCTTCGTTGGTGTAGAGGTGGGCATGGCGCACTGCGTGGGTATGTCGCGTTGTAGGCGACAGAGCTGAGATGTGAACCAGCAGCGTTTTAAGGCCGAACAGGTCATTCGCCTCTTGGTCTTCATCCCACTTGGCCCGGCGCAGCGCGGTAGTCACTTCAGTGCGTGCTATCCGGTTAGCCCGGCGTTTCTCGATGCCGGTCTGGTCTGTCAGGTTGCGGGCAATGTCCAGCGGATTGAGCCCGCGCCCAACACCATCAGTAAGAACACGCGCCATGTCGCGCTTAACGTCAGCAGTCAGCCCCTTCATTTCCTCAAATACACGCGCATGCACCAGCGCCATACGTTGCTGGTAAGGGTCGCTTGCGAGGATGGAGGCCAGCGACTCACGACCGGCGGCGTACACCGGCGACTGCTGGCTGAGGTTGTAGAACGACTGCCCGGTCCCCTTCTCCGAAGCCAGATCGATGTACTCGTAAAACCATAGGTCATAATCGCCACCTTCAAGCAGCACCTGATCCACCAGGTAACTGGCATCGTTCAGGGTGATGGAGAGTAGCGTTGGGTTTAACTGGTATTCGTATCTGGCGTTTACTGCGAGGGAGGAAGGTATTTTGTCGAGTGCTGATTTGTACGCCTTGCCAATCTTATTCATCCGCCTGGCGAAGTCTTTCATTGCCCGTCGTTCCAGCGCATCGGCTCCGGTAGGATCCTGATAGTTACGCGGTAGAATTGGTGGCTTCGTCTTGTTCGTCGCCATCCTCTTCTCCTAACGGCTCTTCGTCGTCATTGTCATAACCCGCAGCTGTACGAATCTCTTCACGGCTGAACGCTGGCTCTTCGCCGCTGCCCTGCATGGTCTGGTTAATCTCGCCCATGGTTTTGGCATTGGTTAGCTTCTCAGTGCCGGTCTGTTCGTTCAGGTCATCCCAGATAACAGCCTTCTGGATTACTGAGTCGACGATCTGCAGGTCGATAAGCTTGTCGCAGAAGTCCTCTATCTCGAAAGCGAGGTCTACTCGGCGCGACTGACAACGAGCATTAAAGTATTTCTGGTCTTCGGTACTGGAGCGCTCAGCCTGCTGATTACCAACCAAAATGCGCGTCGGGATATCAACTCCGGCGGCGGCGGTCTGCAGGTTTACGTTATAGGTCGCTGACGGATCAGCAACAGCAGTGACCAGCGGTGTGACTGTGGCCCCCTGGGTTGTCATCAGAACATCGTTACCACGGTTCATTTCCCCGGCAACGTCGTTAAACTTATCCTGCAGCTCGTCAATGCTCACGCCATAAAGAGACGCAAGATTGTTGAAGTCGATTTCCTTCTCAAAATTGACATTAAGCTGGCGAGCGGCGTTCTTCAGGAATGACTCACCAGACCCGCCCTCTACCTTCTCCAGGCTCACAAAGGCGTTATAAGCTGGCTCAAGGAAGCCAATAGCATCGTCTGAGTAATCACCAAGGATGAAAACGCGATCGGGGTGGATGTTGACGCGGCGACTTGAACCATTCGGCAACCGTTCAGCGTACTGCCACATCTTCGGCTGTCCGTAGGTTTTCGAGTTCAGGCCAGTGTCCCAATCACCAACTGTCAGAGAGCCTGCCCATGCGACAGTAACCTTCTGGAGCATCTTGCCTTTCGTTACAGGCTGATCCCAGGCGAGGGAGTCATTGACGTGCAGAAGGATGCCTGCATAACGACCGACAAGACGGCGACGGTCCGCCTCAGAGAATGAGCGCCAAAACCGGTTGGTGAATACCTGTTTGGCCTTTTTCTCCCAGGCGGTTTCGTTTTCGCTCTCGTCGGCATCGTCACCCTCGATGATTTCCGGGTTAGTCTGCCAGCACTTGCCCACCAGCTTCTCAACTGCACCGTGAGCGATACCGCCACGGCGGTACAGGGCATAGAGGTTTTCGTAGGTTACCTGCTCAGGGAATCCATATTCGCACCATGCGGAATGGCGCTTATTATCCAGCCCCATTGTTGGCGCCATAAGCCCCATACGGGCGCGCGCCATCCGCGCATCGTTCAACGCATGGTTGACGGCGAGAGTTAATTTGTCAGTCATGGTTTGTCCGTTTGGTTAGCGAAGGCGTTTCGGAATCATCATCCCGGCCATCTGGCCCTTACGCTTAATGTGACCGTCGAGGCTGTAGCGGATACCGTCCCAGCAGTGCTCATAGCCATCGGCGAGCTTCGGCAACACCTCACCGGTGATGTGGTCAGTTTTGTACGACCACATGCGAGCCTCACGCGCCACGTTCTTGCAACGCGGGTGGATAATGATTTCGTCGAAACCGCGAAGATGGGCGATACCGTCCTCAACGCTTCCCTGCCATTTTTCGGCGGCTGAGATGTTGAAGCCCTGCCGCTTGAGATAGCTTATCGTCTCAGGTCGTGCCGCGTCAGCCTTAATTGGCCAGTCACGCGATCCGGGGATTGTGTCGTATAGCTCTGGCATATGGTCGAGCTCTGTCTGCTGACCGTATGCCTCGTATTCGATGTACAGCCGGTTGTGCAGGATGAACGAGCGCACCAGCGTGTTAGGGTCTTTGGCGAAACCGAAGTCAGCACCGAAGAACAGGCGATCGGCCTCTTTCCATAGCTGGTCCGAGAACTCAGCGATCCGGTATTTTCCGGCCAACACCTGCTTATCAGAGTTTTCGAGGTAAGCACCTTCCCAAACCCACGCGTATGTTGCCGGGTCGAGGCGGCGCTGATCGTTCTGCCGCTCACCTTCCAGCACGTCAGGGAACCACGGGTTATCCGTGTAGTTCATCTCAACGGTGATACAGTCGTCGCCAGCCTCTTTGCGGAAACGCTTGTCCGTGGCGCTACCGTCGCGCTCCGGGTTCCACGTCACCCAAATCTCTGAGCCTTCCTCACGAACGGTCGGGCTCAACTTCTGCCAGGCTATTTCGCTTACTGATTCAGCCTCATCAACCCAACAGAGCAAGATGCGCGCTTTCGACTTGATGCTGTCGAGGTTATGCCTCAGACCGCAGAACACGTAGTTAACGCTCTTGTCGATGGTGCGGATGTACTTCTCGCCGATATCAAAGTTGGCGGCCAGCCAGGGAACAGACAGGATCGCCTGTTTCACCTCCTGCATGCTCGACTCTTCCAGCGAGTTCATGAATTCACGCGCGCAGAGTACCACCCCGCTTTCACCGTTCATCATCGACTGATACGCCTTTACGGCAGTCATCAGCGCGAATGTGCGGGTCTTGGCGCTGCCACGTCCACCGTGCGAGCATCGATAACGCTTATTCACCGCAGTGAACAGCGGCGCAAGCTTGGCGGGGATCGGCAGTTGAACGGCTTCACTCATGATTTCGGCTCAACGGGAAGCAACTGGATGACAGTCGGCTTAGGAGTCATAGTTCCGTCTGAAGATTTGTGGTCGATTTCCTGGCTGACTTTGTCGCCGTACTTTTTCGGGTTCATGCGGGCCAGGGCCCATTTTCGCGTGTCGATGCGAAGACGTGCTTTAGCTACTGCGGCAGCCTCTTCATTCACACCGTCAGCAATATCGAACATATCTTCGAAAATCGCATCAGCACGTGTCTCAGTGGCTTTCGCGTATTGGTCGCGAAACTCTTCATGCTGCGCCAACCAGCGGAACACCGTCGCCTTGTTAGGCATCCCTGGTCGGTCACAAACTTTGCGCAGGCTTTCCCCATCGGCAAGCAGTGAACAGATGTCAGCAGCCACCTCTGGTAGATAATCAGAAGGGCGGCCAGTCTTTGATTTGGTCGCCATAGTTTCGTTACTCCGTTGTTTTTTCTGCTGGCTGCTCTACAGGTTCAAACAGGAAGTCATCAATGCTGTCCTGGCTGAAGTAGCGCCATTTGCCGTCATCCATTGCCAGAGCGACATAACCATTGACGATCTCTGGCTGGCTGCGGGTCATGAGTCCCGTAAAGGACTCTTTGGATTTTTTGGTGATTGTGATTTTGTAGACGGTAGCCATTTTGTTCTCCACGTGTCGCAGCGGTTGCCCTGCTTCTCAGAAGTGCTTAGCCACTTACGGCTTACCCGTCAGCAAGATGTGATCACCATCCTTGCGGGGTTACACAGATCATTATCGAAGCCCCTCAGTGAAGGGCTTCTGTAATGCCGCGATCAGCCAATAAGTAATTCCGGCTGCGTTACCTGCATGATGTGCTCATGTTCGAGCCTCAGCACGCGTTTTTCCTTCTTCCGTTCGTTCATCAACCGGCTGCCGATCGTTCCCTTCAGCTTTGAGCGCGTTTCTTTGATGGCGTAGCGATGCTGCAATTCTTCACCCATCGCCATGCGCCGGTTTAGCTGCTCGGCCATCCAGTTGAAGGCATTGATGTAACACTCCTTCACTGCGGCAGCTGTTTTGCCAGTGAATCCCATCACTAGCATCATGCATCCGTCGCGGGTGATGTTATACATAGGCTGAACATCGCCATTTTTATCAATGAAATCAATGGGCGCAAAATTGCGCTGGGTGAAGTCATCGGAGCATTTCAGGTTACGTATGGCACGCAAAACGTCTTTGTGTCGCTTGCCAAAGTAATCCGCCACCTTGAGTGATGTGGTGATTATCTTGTTGTCGAGGGTCGTGACCATTTCGCGGAAGTCGAAGGCCGGAATAACTGACGGATTATTCATAGCGTCTTTACCTTTTAGAAAGTGAGCCTGTCTCACAGAAAAGCCGCCCGAGAGAGGTCGCCACCTATAACGGCATTTCTCAGGCTCGCTTACTGAAAGGCTCTCGTTGATGTGCGCGTGAGATGCGCAGACATAAAAAAGCCCGACCGAAGTCAGGCTCTGTAATTTGGGTGACGAATCACTTAAGACACTGCTCTTTGATGTAGTCCTGCATGCCGCGAATCATTTTGTCAGCGGTTGCGATTCCGTCCCGGTGATCGAAATAATTCCGTCGAGCGTCTGGAGTAAGTTCGGGGGTTCCTGCATCATCCACGCCGGTGGCGGAGGTGGCTTTTGACACTCCAGGGCAGGTTGCGGCGATGCGCAGCCGTTTAGCGCCAGAATCGACATCCCGACGCAAATCGTTAATGGTTTTTTTCGCATCGGACAATTCCTTCGTGTATTTGGCATCCAGCGCAGCGACATCACGCTGGCGCACCTGCATATCTTTGATGGTGGCGGTCGCAAGGCTTAGCTGTTTATTGGCTTTGTCGCGCTGGTCTTTGTAGGTGATGGCGTTGTCGCGGTAGTGGTTAATCGCCCAGGCCATGGAAACCAGCAGGCAGATAACGACAGCGCAGATGATTGCTGTTAATCGGCTCATTTCTGGCCCCACTCGCAAACTTCGCGCTCAATCTCGCGCCGGGTTATCAGTCCCTTCCACTGCTTGCCACCGGCATACGTCCAGCGTTGCAGTTCTTTGCATGCCCCCGGCACGTCTCCGGCGTTCAGCTTCTTCAGCAGCGTGGAACTGGCAAAAGCACCAGAGCCAACGTTATAGGTGAAGGAGTAAAGCGCGGCACGGGTTGGCTCAGGAATGCGAACCTTGATCAGCGGGTCGATAGCATTTGCCACCTTTCGCAGATCGGCCTTCAGCAGGTTGTCGCACTCTTTGTCGGTGTAGCGGTGACCGCGGCGAATGTCCGCTCCGGTGTGCCCATCGCAAACAGTCCAGACGCCGACAACATCCTGATAGGCGTAATAGCGCCGCCCTTCCAGCCCATCCGCATTGCCCAGCATTACTGCAGCAATAGTGATGGCTCCGGATCCGCCAACGATGGCACCCACCAGCTTATTCCTCAACGTTGGGTTCATCTCGGCTCCTGCTGCGTCGGTTGTCTTCGCGGATCTTGAAATAGAGATTTGTCAGATACGTCAGTACGGCAATGATGATACCCACCAGCACGCCGATAGCGTTCCACTGCTCGGGGCTGTAGGCATTAAGCATGCCGTTTAGGATGCTCCCGGCTGAAGCGCCATAGGCAGCACCAGTGGTTATTTTTTCCATGCGATACATGCTCTCACCTCGCGTAGTTAGCGGGTGCTGTTCGTGTAGTGGGAAAGGCCGTCAGACACGATAGCTACGTAGCATCTGGAATTGATTGTCTGCGGCCGAAATAAAAAAGCCCGAGACAAGCGGGCAATATGGGGGTAAGGCAATGCCGGCTCGTTGGCCGAAGGGTCCCAGGTAGTGGGTTTGGTTTGTGGTGGCCGGCGCTGCTATCCGGCATTCACGGCTATCGCTTTACGACGCCATCAGGACATTCACCACAACGGACAGAGCACTCATGACTCGCATCATGTGGCGCAACCCCACGGCAGGGAGTCGAACCCTACAAATGCTCTTTCCTGTTGTGCACTCCGTTTCGTGGAGCGGACGGCATAACGTATTCGCGAATTCAGTTATGCACCTGATGCAAGATAAAGCCGCCGAGATGACGACTTGTTTTGCTGATGGCTCGCCTGGCTGGATTCGAACCAGCGACCAACCGCTTAGAAGGCGGCTGCTCTTTCCTCTGAGCTACAGGCAATAAAAAAGGCCGCCTAAGCGACCTGTCTGTTGAGTTGCACCTTCACCACATTTTGAGCCCACGTAAAAAGCCTCTTAGGCCTTCAGCGTGCCTCCTGTAATGCGATGTGCACTCATCGATAACATCATGAGCTGACACAAAGCGAAGCGACTTACAACCGACCTCTTTGTGCAACTTGTTTTTGACGTTGAATATTCGAACACTAAAAGCATCATCCACCTTTCTGATTTCGTAACGATAGGTGATGTTGTTAGTGCCGCCAACATAAAGCTGGAAGTTCTTCATGATGAGGCCTCTCTGTTTTCACTGGAGGCCATATTTTACATAAGTAATAAAAGATTATTAACTTTTAAAGACCACTTGGTTTACATAAAGCACAAAAAACAAAGCCCCGCACGGTGGCGAGGCTCTTAATTCTTTGTCGACCTACGAAGCAATGGCGACGATATCAGATTTACATGAAATATATGCGTTTCAATCCAGTTTTGCAAGACTTCTGTCGAAATTTGTCGCCTTTTGTTGTGAACGTGATCGCGTAACCTGCAACAAAGCTCCGCTGTCCAAGCGCAGGAAGATGCGACGCATCTCAACCCAGCGGTCCGTAAACGTCTCTGACCAGTTCTTTGGTGTTACGCCAACCAGCTCCGCCAGCGCCTGATATTCGTACGTCTCACGCCCTGCTAGCTCCGCTTTGACGTCCTGCGCCGCCAGCCAGATAAGCTTCTTCAGGCGGTCCATCGTCTTGCCAGCGACCTTCTTCGCGCCGAGTTGCTCCCGGAACTCTGCCCATGCCCACTGAGTGATCGCCACCTGGTGTTCAAAGCTAACGTTCTCGCTGTAGTTCCACAACAGCCAGGCTTTCTGGTGGTCCTCCAGCGACAGGACAGCGCGGCGCCACGATGCGGTCACGAACTCAACCGGACCCACCAGCGCGATGGATGAGCCTTTGGCGCGGGACTGGCTGCCGCTCATCGCCGGGCCGTCGGGGTTAACTTTGCGGCCGGTGACCGGGTCGGTGATTTTCTTCCGGCCCCGGCTGCGCGCCGTCGCTGTGAATTGCGCGTTCTCGGCGAAAGCTACCAGTTGCCCTTTCGTCGCCCCGCTCAGATCTGCGGTCGCCACAATGAGCTGCTGACGTACGTATTCCAGTTGCTGACTGTTCATGCGGCTTCCTTATGTGGCTGTTTGGTTTTGGTCTTGCTGTGCTTTGCTACTGGCGGCAGGCTGGCGCGCTTAACGCTTTCGGCCTGGTACCGGAGAAGGTCTGAAAAAGTCATACGTCCTCCCGATCTTGGTGAAGACTTTTCAGCATTTGGTACTTTCTTTGAAACCGAATGCCTTTGCTGATTGCTGAGAACTGAATGCGACATTTTTTGTGATTGATATGACTGATAGTCCCCATTGCGATCAGCGGAAGGAGGTAAAAGGCCAGCAGAAATAAAGACTCAAGCTTCATGCCGCCTCCCGCTGTTTTAGTGCGCGAAGGTCTGCTCTGGCCTTGGCGCGGATGCCGTCCAGTTCTTCTCGGGTATATCGGTGGTTTTCGTTGTTGGATTCGAGGGCCAGTACGCGTTCTTCACCGATCAGTTCGACCAAGGCTGCACGATAGGCCTCGATATTCCCTGATTTATGAACGTTGCAGACTGGACACTGTAACCACAAATTATCTGGGTTGAAGCGCAGCTGAGGTGCAGCCGCTGTGGTGCGGTAATGTCCGGCATGCCATACAAAAGCGCTCTTAGTGCCGCATGAGATGCAGCCATAACCGGCAGCAAGCAGCATTTCGCGACGCCAGTCGTTGAAGGCGCGCTGAGTCATCTGCACCCAGTGACGGATCGGCTTCAACTCGTTGCGACGTTCAGCACGACGCTTGCGCCCGGCCTTCTCTGCCTCTTTCTGCTCCTTGATTCGCTTAGCGGCGGCTTTCACCTTCTCCTTCTCGCGTTCTTCCATCGCGAGGATTGCGCCGTGCTCCGGGCAGCACCAGCGGATCCGGATATCGTGGAATTTCGGCACGAAGTATTCGCCGCATACTTTGCACTTACGGCGGGATGGTTTACACATGATTCCTCCGTGCCGCGAGACGCAGCCATTTCTGATCCACCAGGCGGGCGGTGTAGCCTTTCAGTGTCGGGATGTCGGACGGATTAACCACGGGCTTACGCTTGCGGCGCGCCGGAACGCGGAAGATTTCGTTGTTGATGACGCGGGAAAGTGGAGTAGACATCACGCCTCCTGCTTATCGCGCAGCTGCTGGAATTCGCAGCCGCTGGGGATAGTCAGCGCCAGGCCGAACTGGGCGCACCAGGCTTCGACCTTGCACATGAAGATATGCATCTCTCCAGTGTCGAGGAGGGAGGTATGTCGAGGCTCCCATGAGGTTTCTTTCGCACCGGTAATGAAGTCGGTATAGGTGACTTCTTCGCAGCCGAGGTACGTCTTTTTGAGGTTGCGCTTAACCCATTCCGGCGTTGCGTCGGTACGCCCGGATTTGATGAGGTATTCGCTGATTTCTCCCATCCAAAGATGAAAGAGTGCGTTTTGAGACAGGCTGCGCTTCTCGCGCCACGGCTTGACCTGAAGGCGGAAGCACTGGCCTGCATCCAGCAATGGCTGAATTTGCTGTCCTATGGCCGCGAAGTTGCCGCGATGGAGTTTGATGCCGTCTACTGGCAGAGTCATACGGCCTCCTTAACGGAAACCGCAGAATGCAGAGAATCGCAGGTGCATTTCTGCATCTGTGACAAAGTGAGGAGTTCAGATTGTGGTCGCATTTAAGTCCCCTTAAATGCGCAGAAGTCACCAATGGGTGTTCAGGCCATCAGCAAAGAAATTATGGACGGTTGATTCAACAAAATCAACTCAAGAGAAAGGCCTCCGAAGAGGCCTGTTTGTTATGCGTCGAATGGGTTAGGCATCATCCACCTCTGGCTTTTTGAAATTAGCCTCAATGGACTCGCCAAGGCGCTTAAGCCAATCAGCTAGTTTTAGCGCTGCTTCTTCCGGAGTTTTCTGCCCGGGGAAATCAGTGATGATGATGCTGGCTTGATGATTACCAAAACCATCCCTGTTTATCACCATTCCCTGCTCAAGCACCGTCTGCTGGTTGCTGTGCTTTACGTAATAACGAGCCTCAGAGTTTCCAGTGCTACGCTCTTTGACGTAAGAGACAAGCTCCACCTCAGTGGTAACAGTTTTTCCTTTCGCATCCTCGACGCGCTGAATCATTGCCCTGAAAGTGTCGGCCATCACTTCACCTCCTGCTGCGGTGCTGCTGCCCACTGCTTGCATACCTCAATCTGCTCATCCGTGAAGTATAAAAATGCCCTGTCATCACTCCATCCGACACTATGAAAGTGTTCCGGTAATGGACCTTTTTTCCTGCGCTCGCAACAATAAAACTCAACAGAGTCAGCTATCGGAACAGGCCTGGAGAACTTCCATGTAAACCCAGCCTTCCTCATTAGCTCCCCTGGCTCTCCACTGAAGTAGCTAATGATTATTCTCTTGAATTTTGGCATCTAATTACTCCTGCTGCGGTGCTGCTGGCGGCAGCATGTATTGCCAATGCGTAGCGTCACGACATACTGATTTGAACAAAGACGCCGGTACAGAACGGAATCGAAAATCTTCATGCGGTGTAGGTGTATAGGCGCATACACGGAATGCGCTATCAGGGTCCGGCAACCGATCACTGCAAGCCACCCAACCATCCGGAATCACCGGAGAGTTGAGTTGTTCGGAATTACCGAACGACTGAAGCATTGCTGCGCGATAGGCGTTCCAGCCGACAGCTTTTCCGTGTTCAAACGCGCTGTCAAAGTCATCATCCATTTCCATCGCAGCGGGCACAGCTACCGGCGCTGGCGGGGCGGTGTATAACCGAGTGCCATCTTTGAAATTCTCCCAGTCAGCCTGACCATCAGCGGCTATGCACGCCACCCTTGCATCCGGGTGGCATCCACAATCGTCAAACTCACCGAGGACTACCTCGCCAACAGCCTCCGCTTCGAGCGATGCCAGCGCGATACGCGCCAGCTCGTTCAGGATTGCCACATCAGCGTGACCGAGGGTGTAACCAGCTTTCAAATCGGCAACTGCTTGCACGGCCTGTTTGTCGATGTTGCTCATTGGAACCTCACATGATTCTTCCAGCGGTTCTGTGCTGCGCTCTTTTTGAATTGATGCCCTTCACGGCTAACACCACCGAGCGTGAAGAGAACCATGCGGCGATTGCTTACGTTCAGCCACTGGCGCGGGTAGCAGTTTTTCAGGGCGCGAAGAACGATGATTTTGGCTTTACGGTTTTTCATGACTGCACTCCTTTGCGAAGCTGGGCGGCGAACTCATCACATACGTGAGTTAAAGAGCTAAGTTTTATCGCCGGATGTTCGCGCAACATCTCCACACCCTGCGCCCGCAATTCAGCCAGGAAAGCGTCGTGATTAGCAACCACCGGCGTGGGGTAGGCTTCGGCCTTCTCGCCTCTCTGCATCCCAATTTCGAAGCAAGTGTTATCTAGATCTTCAAGAATCACAGCGCGGTCTGTAAGCACTGAACTCAACTCCGCAGCCAGCGCCGCGCACCTGGCTTCCAGCTGTGTCAGGCAATACTGGAGAGCAGCCACCCGCGGCGAGCTCTCTTCCATCTGCTGCATTAATTCAGCCATTTTTTCCACTGCGTTAATGTTTGTCATACCCCTACCCTCCCCCAAACCATCAATACCCTTCTCATCGCCGGACTGTTGCGGCACTCCTGGCAGATCACGTTCACCGACTCAGCACGGCGGCCTGATTTCTTTTTTGCCTGTGCCAACGAATAAACACGGTGGCCTTTCGGGCCTTCAAACTTCAGCTCACCAGAGTTGACCATCACCGAAATAACGCTGGAGATGCTCCGGTAACTGGTGCCCATGGCCTCAGCAATTTGAGTTGCCCCCAGTTTGCTGCCATCACTCAGTACAGATGCGATCCGCGCCGGATAACTCTCATCGCTCACTCTGCGTGCGGCAGCGCTGCTGAATGCGCCATTCAACGCGCGGTTCTTCAGGTGGAGAGCGCCAGCGCCTTTCCGCCATTCCTGATAGTCAGATTCACTGGTGAAGTAGCCAAAGCCCGCCATGCTGAAAATCAGACCCAGGTTGCGCAGTGCAGCGATTTCACGGTCCAGTCCCTTACCACTGATGCCAATCACCACAATGAGGTCAGCACGCTTAACAGGCTGGTTAGCGGCCACGTAATCAACGATGCGTTGTTTTAAGCTGTCCATCTCACACCATCCCGTTCGACTTGTTGCGGTTATACTTCGCCAGCAGCAGCTGGATAGGCGTCGGCCCGTGCTCGGCAGCCGGTGCTGCAATTGCCCGGCGCACTGGCGGCACTGGTTTACCCTCGGTGAGGCGCTTCTCCCACATGTCCAGCAGATCACCGGCTTCATGCGCAAGCTCGCCATGCGTTAACTGGCGCTCTGTGCTGCGGTGACGCAGCTCGACGCAGATGTGGTACATGACCGGCTGCGACCAGGGGAATTGCTCACTGGAAGTGAACTCGAACGAACGGTTACGCCAGTCCCAGTATTCGGCGATCACCTGGTCAACGGTGATGCCCAGCGCCCCGCCACTCTGTTTGCACCAGGCGACGAACTGGCCCGGCGACGGCAGGAATGGACGCTCCTGGCGGCGAGCTACACGCATGCCGGCATCGACCTGGGCCATTGAGTGGATCCCGTTCTCCTGAAACGCAAGCAGCCACTGACGGCGGAATTCGTTCAGGTCTTCCTGAGTGCGGAAGTTCGCCATGCTGGCCGGGAACGCGGCACGCAGCTCGTTGAACAGCTTGTTGAATACCTGTGCCACCAGCTCGACTGGCGCGCGCTCCTGGTACTGCTCCGGCAGGTTATGGGCCATGCGGCTCATCTGCTCGCGGTCGTGGTTACGCATCTGCTCTGCAAGAGATTTCATCGAATCACCCCATAGGCCCAGTCAGTGTTGTTGAAGTCCAGATCCGGCTTAGCGGCTGGTTTGCCGCGTACTGCCGCTTGCTTGTTCTGATAACTCAGTTTCTGGCTGGCAGTGATAAACCAATTTTTTGGCTTCTCATGCGTGAACTCGATATCCAGTTTCTGAAGTTCGTAATTCAGGTCTATCAGCGGGTACAGGTTTAACCATGCTTGATAGTCCTTGTGGTTCAGCCGAACGATTTGGCCCTCGAATGCGTACCGACTCGATATCTCATGAATATCCGCATTGGCCTCTTCGCAAGACGCGTAAGCGGCTTGGGTGTTAACCAAGGAATCAGGATCAGGGATAGGGGAATCAGGAATCAGGTTAAGGGAATCAGCAGGATTTAAACTGTTCTGAACCTGTTCTTGCACCTTACTAGCACCGTGCTTTTCTTGTGCTTCATTATTTTCAATGACTTGAGGCTTTCTCTCTTCTTCCTTTTCCTCTTTTGCATCTGAATTGCACTGTTCTTGTTCGGTGCCATTTTGGTTCTGAGACGGTTCTGGTATCTCACTTGCCGCTTCTTTGCAGTGCGGGTTCTGGTGCTTTTTCCAGTTAGAAACTTGAATGTAGGAATCGCCTTTCACCTGGTAACGATTGATGAATTTATGCTGATGCAGCTGCTGCAATAAAGCATCACAATCGACATCATCGAACGGCAGCACCATGGCTTTAATTTTCTTAGGGCGGTCATCCAGGCGACCCTCTTTATCGGCAATAGTCCACAGACCAGCGAAGAGAATGCGAGCCAGTGGCTGACATTCTGCGAGCTCGTCGTTAGTGAAAAAGCCTGGCTTGATGTTTCGTGAGCGAGCCATCAAAATCCTCCTGGTTTCTGCGGACCATACACACCCGCAGCTTCTTGGGATGCAATGTATGCTTCGCGATGTTGAATGTACTCACGGACGACAGGTATTCCCCTCCCATCCATAAACGCTAACGAGCAACCACCCCTATTGACGAGATGCAGATATTCCCTTCCGATTTCTACCAACCTTTTTGTCGCCGCGTACTGGCAGCCGAAAACTGATATATCGAGATCGTCAAACAGTTCTTGCAAAGAGAAAGGTTCGCTCTGCTCAATGCAAATAACGTCATAAGAATCAGCAAGTTCCTCTATCGTGGCGCTACGGCTGATTAAACCGATTGCATCAGCTGCTTCAGCGATTTCTTCTTCAGTGCATCTGAAAAACTCACGACCAGGATTGATTCGGCAGTTGGACAGGTATTGATGAAACTCCTGTTCATGGCCTCTCGGGTTATCGGAAAAGTAGGCGCTATGGACTTCAAATGGCGCCGGTATGCCAGTGCCCTGTGAAATCTGAGCAGCACGTATTTCAGGCTCATTTACTGTCATTCCTATTTTGAAGATTCCCGGCATGTATGGATTTTTGAGCGCGTAAATCCACCCTTGAGATCTGAGTCCGCTAGGAATATCAAGATGCTTAACCTTCTCTTTCTCCAGGCTGAGCGGCAAAAACATCGTGTTATGCATCAATTTCTCTGCCATAATTACTCCCGTTACTTGGCGTAACACAGTGTTTGGAAGGCCTTTGAAGTGACCGCTTCAAGGGCTTTTTCTTTTCTGGTGCCTCTCACATAACCCCCAGCATCGACGTGACCATAGCCATCAGCGGCGCAGTCAGATCCGGGTCAACACGGAACATCTCTACGATCCCCTCACTCAACTCCTTGAGCTTCTGGTGACGCGGTGCGTTCATCGCAACAGCCACTTTCGCCTCGCTCGTTTCCTTCTCAAGGCGTGCTAAGCGGGACATAAAGCTGTCTTCTGGTAGCAGACGATGCCGATACTCCAGAGGCAGCACCGCCATGATTGCCGGCGCCAGCTGGCGAATGTTGTTGGCGGCGTATTCGGTGTCGCCGTCGATCCAGCGGAATACCTTCTGCATCTGGCGGTGCGAGTCAGTCGGGATATCCAGACCGGTGCCGCCGGTTGCCCGCCACTCTTCAACAATCAGCGCTGCGACAAATTCACGGCTGCGGCAATCAGCTGCCCAGGCGCGAACGGCTGCGCGGATCCCATCGATGTTTAACGCCTTGGAATCAGGTTCCCGGCGATTCTGGTAAATCATCGCCGTTGGCGAAAATTTGTTACCTTGTTGATACGCAAGTGAATGCATTGCTTTCCCTTTCGTGGTTAGGGCCGCCGTTAAGCGGCATGGTTCTCTGGGTGTGGAAACAGGTCGGGAAGATCAGGTCGAATTTCGTGTGCCTTAATCTCGCCACCAGTAGCGTTTACGATGGCTGTTACTTTTTCCGGAGATACGGAACCACCGTTAAGCCACTTGTGAACCGCTGGCTGGCTAACGCCGCAAATATCTGCGAGTCGCTTCTGGCTGCCAACGATTTCTAAAGCTCGTTGAATAACTTTGTTCATGAATTTTACCTATCCGATTACTGGATTAATGAAAAGATAACCCAAGTTATGGGTATTGTCCATAACCTTTGTTATTTTACTCTACATAACCTCGGTTATATATTGATAAGATGAAAACATTTGCAGAACGACTGAACGCGGCTATGTCGGCCGCTGACATATCTCAAGGACAGTTGGCTGATAAAGTCGGTATATCCCAGCCTGCAATTCAAAAGATGACGTCAGGTAAAACGAGCGGCAGCCGTAAGATGGTCGAGCTAGCTCATGCTCTGGGTGTAAGGCCGGAATGGCTTAGTTCTGGAGTGGGGGAAATGCGGATTGATGGTAATGTGCCATCGGCGGCCCAACCTGTCTCGGAAACAATTGATGTCTTTCGGGTTGATGTTTTAGACCTGAAAGTAAGCGCTGGTCCGGGGTCTTTTATGATTTCTGAATTTGTTGAGGTCCTGCATGCTATTGAGTTCACAACTGAGCATGCCAGATCTCTTTTCGGGAACCGCACTCAAAATGATGTGAAGGTGATGACCGTAGACGGTGACAGCATGTGCCCAACGATTCAGTCGGGAGATCGCCTGTTCTTTGACGTTTCGGTGAGGAACTTCAAGGTTGACGGAGTATACGCATTTGTCTTCGGGCAGCACTTCCATGTCAAGCGCCTGCAAATGCAGGGCCTTCAATTAGCCGTGCTTTCAGACAACCCGGCTTACAAAGACTGGTATGTAACAGAAGAGAATCAGGACCAGCTCTATATCATGGGAAAAGCGCTGATCCATGAGTCGATAGCTTACAACAAGCTGTAGCAGTGGCTTGAAGAGACGGCTTGGTGATGAAAATTATGGGCTAAATCCGCCTCAAAAACCAAAGCTGGATGAGTATCACGGCAAGATTTGAGCAGGACAAACCGAGAGCAATCCAAGTTAATGTGCTTACGCTCTCCATATGGAAACCTCATGACGATTGACAGGATTCTTTCAATTATAGCAACCACAGTATCATTTGTTGCAATTCCTGCAAGTGGATTCATAAGTTACAGATACGCAATTTTAGGTGAGCGCCGTAAGGAATTTAACGCAGTTGCAGATAATATTCGCCATAAGTTGCGTGAACACCAGAGGCATATGGAGAAAAATATCTATCCATCTGGTGAGCATGTAGATATATCACAGAAGGATTTTGACACCCTAGCAGATGTTGCATATGAAAGAGATAGAAAGGCAATCCGTACATTGTGCGATAAGTATCAAAAATCCCTGCATGCCAGCATAACGGTTGATGAGTATGGCGACTATGAAATTTTAGGTTTTGATGAGGCTATGGGAGACCTAGCAGAACTTTTATCGCTCATCGAAAGGAAATAGTTGCAAAATAGCTACAACCTGTTGACCACACCACACCTCTCAGTTTTTCATTTGACCAGAAAATTCATGATGTTAAGATGATTCCGATTGCAATCAAAGGAAACATCAAATGAAAAAAGTAGTTCTTTTAGCGCTTGGAGCGCTTTTGTTGTCTGGCTGTACTGTTCGTGTGGCCGATCTGACCGTGGCAAGTACCAAAAATTACAACCTCAACGGTGGTAAGTTCTACAAAGGTAAGCGAGTTACTGCTGAGGACAGCTATCCAGTAATCATCTTCCCTACTGGCATTCCTAACGTCAAAACCGCAGCAGACCGTGCGATCGAGAAAGACCGCTGCGCTGTTGGTCTGACCGATGTTGTGGTAACGCAGCTCAACCACGCGTTTATCTTCGGTAAAATAGGCCTACGCGTAGAAGGCAACTTAGTCATTGACCGTAGCCTTCCTGGTTGCGAAAACGCGAGCTAAGTTCACTTCAACCCGGCCACCGCGCCGGGTTTTTTATTGCCCACCCATAAAGCTATCCCCCATTCTGCCGATAACTATCCAGCCTGAAGCTGATAATAATAACTATCGCAACACTACCTGCCCGCCCGTGCGGGCTTTTTTATTGCCCCTTCCTCACCAACTCCGCAGCATCCCTGTTAGCTCCCTTCCCTATCACGTTTCCTGTTTCCTTCCGGTACTGCTTCAGCTTGTCGATGATGTTTTGCTGGGTCATGGGTAATTCAGCCAGTGACAATTCCATCACCGCCCGCCCCATCGCCTGAATTTTCATGCTTATACGCTCTTCATCCAGAACCATGCACATCCCTCCTGCTGTTTTTTTAAGCATAGCACTCATGATTTACAAAAATAAATTCATTTAGTTATCATTAATTTATAACTTATGTGATTGATATTATAAATTAGGTTATTGCCATCACTCATAACTAAGGTTATCTTTAATCCATCGAAACGAAACATCGACAGCTGAGCGAAGTTAGCCAGCGGCGGACAGCAAGTCGCCTGCTTTTTAACAACATGCAGATTTACAGCGTCAATGACCTGCTAAGACCCCTACACGTAAACGTGCTGTATCACCGGGTGCGATCCGGTCGGTGAGAGAGTATCCCCGCGCGAGAGCGAGAACGGCGTGAGAACGGGCAACACTGGCAGGGAGTTGGCGCTGACCATTAGAGGGAATGTTTTGGGATTGGATGAATGCGCAGGCTGATGCGCTGAGACGTCAAGATGATGATGCTCAAGCTGCCTGGGCACGGTTCGCAAAGTGGTGAGAGGCAGGTTTACCTAGCGAGAAATCATCAATGCCGGGAGTAGTTCAGCGCCGGCCATCCAATCGCCAAAACATTTCTCCCGCATCAGCGGGTAACGACAGAGGGTACGTATATGGTTTTTGAGGCGACAACACCTTTGAATCGTACGCAGCGATTTAGCTTAGCCTTGGCGAGAGTGAAGGATTTCATAATTAGTGAAACGATCGGTTTCAACGCCCTTAAAGGCAATACCAGCTTTGAAGAGCGACTGGCTCTTAAGTATGCAAACAGCTTGAGTAGATACAGCGGTAACTTGAACGCACGCTTCGGACAAAATATCTACGGAAAAGCAGTCCTCTTGTACAAAAACAATTTTTAAATACAGGTTAGGCCGCTTCAATTTCATACCACGAGGATGTCATGGCAGACGATTATACGATGGGTGAGTTTTGGCAAGACATGAAGCCAGAACTTAAAGAGCGGCGCAGGAAAGCGAGGAACTCAGCACATGAAGGGATGAAGGCATTCTTTCAGCGCAATGGCGTTGAGTTCGAAGAGGGAGAGAACACACTCATATTTCGCACGCCGCAAGGGACTGTTGCTTATTACCCGCCAAGCAAGCGGATGCAGCATAAAACCACATGGCGAACATGCAGCCCTACAGCGTGCATGAATTACGTCAACAAACTCAGGGCCGCCTAACCAGCGGCTTTTTTCATACCTCAGTCGCTTCACCGAGGCGGCTCAGTTATGACAACCGGCGGCCATCCACCGCCCATTGAAACACTGAATAAATGCGTTGAAGTCTTGTATTAACCGTTCCGTTCGCCGCGATAAGGCCAAGAGGATTTATGAGCACTGTAAAGATGATTGGCGCCAGTCCACTAACTGGAACAATTTTCGAAGGACGACTTAACCCAGTCAAAAGCTGCTGGGTTGGAAAGAAAACAGATGTTACCGATATGGTTCTGAGAGCTACCGCTGACCACCTCTACGTTGTGAAAAAGGAATATGCGTTCCCGTTACGAGATGGAAAGGTGGCTGTGTTGAGCATGCATATTTTCGATGAATTGCCAGAGCGCTTCATTGGTGGCACGGAGCATGGCGAATGATGAAAGTCACCCATAACGGCAAGCAGTACACCGCCAAAAAGCTCAACGATAACGAGTGGCAACTGACGTCACTATCGGCACCGCGGGAAAAACTGGTGCTGAACCGCTGGCACATGAAGCTGGCTGGTCTCCTGGAACAGGTTGAGGTGAAGGTATGATGCGAAAGCACAAGTTGCCAAGTGCTGAGGAGATAGATTCCTTGCTGGATTACAACCCTGAAACCGGAGTATTTACGTGGAAAGTGACGAAATCAGGATGGGTTGTAAAGGGGCGGCCTGCTGGTTCAAAAAACAATAATGGCTATCTCCGAGTTGGTATTGGAAGAAGGCACTACTTCCTTTCTCGAATCGCATTTTTCTTATGCACCGGGGAATCACCTGAAGAAGTAGACCATATCAATGGTGACAGAACAGATAACAGGGCGTGCAACTTAAGAGCCGCAAGCCGTCATGAAAACTGCCTCAATAAGTCGGTAAGAAGCGACAGCAGGACTGGTGTAAAGGGCGTCTCATGGCGACCGGATGTTAAAAAATGGTCTGCACGATCAACTGATTCATCGGGGAAGAGAGTGTTTTTAGGTTACTACCGCACCATCAGAGATGCGGTGGCTGTCCTTAATGATTTTCGGAGAGAACAGCATGGTGAGTTTGCAAAAAATTAGCAGCAACTTGCACTACGGCACCACCCCGCTCATTCGCCAGTGCGTCACTCCTGGCATGATGGCAATGCATGAAGGACGAACCTATCGCGTCTCAGCAGTCATTCAGGAGCGCAAATGGGTGTACCTGCACACCGATGCAGAAATCATCCGCCTCAGTGACTGCGTGATTGACGTTCTTCTGGACGGTCACGGCAACCCTATCCAGCACTAACCACCCTATTCAACCGATCGGCCTGGCTTCTGCGGGCGGGATCTGCACATCCAAATTTCAGGAGTTCAGCCATGAACGCATACCTCACTTACGACCGAATCGAAGATCGGCGCTGGGTTGAGCAGCAACTTACCGACGAGAAAGAGAAGTGGATCGACGACAGAGCGAAAGAACTGATCGCCATGTTCCCGAAATATGCTTTGCAAATGAGTAGCCTGTTTCTCCCAAAAGAAGCGCAAATGGCACTAGTCGGTGAAAAGGCAGAGGAAGCCTATAACGACTATGTCACACGCATCTGTTACGACCGCGCCGAAGAAGAGTGGGATCGCCTTCATCCAATCTGCCCATTTTAAGGAGGGACTATGAGCTTAACCCTTGTTGATTTCGTCAAACAACAGGAGCCGCTTTTCATTAAGGCGGCCACTGACGAGCGGATGGTGTGGGCGAAGGAAAGTCAGTTCGCCATCCAGCTATTTCAGAACAACGACTACCTCGCGAAAGTTGCATTCCAGAACCAGACCAGCACACAGAACGCGATCATCAACGTTGCGGCTATCGGTATTTCGCTAAACCCAGCTCAGAAGCTGGCTTACCTGGTTCCGCGTAAAGGGGCTATTTGCCTCGACATCAGTTACATGGGCCTGATGCACATCGCGCAGCAGTCTGGCGCCATTAAGTGGTGCCAGTCGGCTATTGTTCGAAGAAACGACCAGTTCCGCCGCGAGGGGCTCGATAAGCCGCCGATCCACATCTACAACGACTTTGATACTGAAGAGCAGCGCGGGGACATTGTAGGGGCGTATGTAACGGTAAAAACTGACGATGGTGATTACCTTACCCATACGATGCGCATCGATGCCATCTACTCCATCCGTGACCGGTCTGAAGCATGGAAGAAGTACAAATCTGACAACAGCAAGAAGTGTCCATGGGTCACCGATGAAGAGCAGATGATCCTAAAGACGGTCGTGAAGCAGGCAGCAAAATACTGGCCTCGACGTGAGCGCCTGGATGCCGCCATCGACCATGTTAATACCGAGGGTGAGGAAGGTATCAACTTCTCAGCAGAACGCCAGCCAGAACGCGATGTAACCCCAGCAGGGGACGAAATTATCAAGGAGATTAACGACGTCCTTATCGCAATGGATAAGACATGGGAAGAAAACCTGCTCCCAGTCTGTTCGCAAATTTTCCGTCGTGATATTCGCGATTCATCCGAGCTTACCCAAGCCGAGGCAGTTAAGGCCTTAGGCTTCCTCAAGAAGAAGGCGGCAGCATGACACCAGAAATTATCCTGGCCCGGACCGGCATAGATGTGTCCACCGTAGAGCAAGGTGATGAAGCATGGGCCAAATTAAGGCTCGGAGTTATTACTGCCTCTGACGCTCACAACGTCATTTCCAAGCCTCGATCTGGCACCAAATGGACGGGCATGAAAATGTCCTACTTCCACACCCTACTCGCCGAGGTATGCACCGGCGTAGCGCCAGAGGTTAACGCCAAGGCGCTGGCATGGGGCAAGCAGTTCGAGGAAGACGCTCGTACCCTCTTCGAGTTCACCACTGACGTGAAAGTCACGGAGTCTCCGATTTTGTTCCGTGACGAGAGCATGCGTACCGCGTGTTCCCCGGACGGCCTGTGCAGTAACGATTTCGGCCTCGAATTGAAATGCCCGTTCACCTCCCGCGACTTCATGAAATTCCGCCTTGGCGGTTTTGAGGCCATTAAGTCCGAGTACATGGCCCAGGTGCAGTACAGCATGTGGGTGACCGGAAAAGACGCTTGGTTCTTTGCCAACTATGACCCGCGCATGAAGCGCGAAGGTATTCACCACGTCGTCGTTGAGCGGGATCCACAGTACATGACCGATTTCAACGAAATGGTTCCGGAGTTCATCGAGAAGATGGACGAGGCGCTGGCAGAGATCGGCTTCACGTTTGGCGAGCAATGGAGGTAACCATGGGAGCAAATCACTGGCAACCGTGGGAAAACCTGTTCCTGCATGAAGTTGCAGGACAGATGCCACTCTCATTGATTGCCGAAAAACTGGAAAGAACAGAGCGCGCCGTTTACACCCAGGCCGCGCGCCTCGATGTGAAATTCCCAGCCAACCCCAACCTCAGGAAGTGGACCAAAGCAGAGTTGTTTCTGTTTGGCCGGTTCACTCCCGAGGAAATCGCCACGGCAACCGGCCGCTCTATCCACTCCGTGCGCAGCAAGCGCAACTCACTTGCCCGATCGTCAGGAGGAAAAGTCATGCCTGAATGGGCTACCGAAGAGCTGGCGCTGCTGTGGCGACACTCAAACGCCGAAGTCGCAGAGATTACCGGCCGCAGCATTGAAGAGGTAGGAGATAAGCGGCTGCAAACCAATATTGAGCGCAATGGGTGGGATAAGCATAACCCCGAGGCGGTGACTAAGTGGGAGGCGGCATGACCGATTTTGGAGGATCGACGACGCCACAAGATGAAAAGGACTGCTGGCAGACACCGCTGTGGGTATTCGATGCACTGGATATGGAGTTTGGTTTCTGGCTGGACGCCGCCTCCAGTGAGCGTAACGCACTGTGCGCTAATTTCCTAACCGAGCGGGATGATTCTCTGAGTCGAGAATGGAACTCGTACGGCGCAATCTGGTGTAACCCGCCCTATTCCGATATCTCGCCATGGGTAGAGAAAGCCGCTGAGCAATGCATGGCGCAGAGACAGCCTGTCGTGATGCTTCTCCCCGCCGACATATCTACCGGATGGTTCAGCGCGGCAATGCAGACGGCTGACGAATTACGGCTCATCACCGACGGGCGCATTCAGTTTGTTCCGGTAACGGATGGCGGCAAGCGCAAAAGCAATCCAAAGGGGTCAGTTCTATTTATCTGGCGTCCGTTCACCAAACCGCGACACATCATCACATCTGTTTCGCTGGCAGAACTGAGGCGGATCGGAGCAAGGGAGGTAGCATGAAGATTTACATAGCCGGACCGATGAGCGGCCTACCTGATTTTAACCGCGCCGCTTTCAACCATGCGCATGTTTTCCTCGGGTCGAAAGGTCATGTGGTCCTGAATCCCGCACTGCTCCCGGATGGGTTAACTCAGGCCGAGTATATGGATATCTGCCTCGCCATGATTCGCTGTGCTGATGCTGTTTTCATGCTGCGTGGCTGGGAAAAATCAGCTGGCGCCCGCGCGGAGAATGCCTTGGCCGAGAAGCTGGAAATGGAAATTATCTTCCAGGAAGAGGATCGCGCCGCATGAACAGAGCCTCGCCCGTCGATTTGAGGAAGAGCCTCGAAATCGCCAACAACCTCGCACACATCGGGATTCGCTTTGTGCCGATCCCGGTGGCGACAGAAGAAGAATTCCAGACACTGGCCGCCGAGCTATCGCGACGGCTTGAAAATATGGCTGTCGAAGCCGAGAAGAATGAAGGCGGTGCCGCATGAAGGCACTAATCACCAGGTCGCTAATGCGGCCTTTTTTATTGCTGGCGTTCACCTTCAACCGAATTAACCGACAGTTCCGGTAGCACTGACCATGGCAGACATCATCGATACCGCAGCAGAGATTGAAGAGCTTCAGCGTAACGCTGCCCTTTCCGCTCACCGAGTAAACCGCAACGCCGTATCAGCTGAGCGTTGTGAAGAATGCGACGAACCAATTCCCGAGCCGCGGCGCGCTGCCGTCCCCGGCTGCCATACGTGCGCGGAATGTCAGGGCGTGATCGAACTGAAGAATAAGCAGAGTGGGTTGCAGTGAAAGAGCGCGGAATGATTTTCAACGGCGAGATGGTGCGCGCCATCCTCGAAGGCCGGAAGACGCAGACACGCAGGATCATGAAGGTACAGCCTGTCCTCAATGGTAGTTTTTATGAGGTATACGGTGCTGGATGGGTCAGGAGCATGAAATCTGTTCCTGCAATTCCAGGACACAGTCTTGCCAGTAATTGTCCATTCGGCTTGGTTGGCGATCGCATCTGGGTACGGGAAACGTGGGGCGTAGTGAGTCATGAACTGGATGAAGACGGTCGCATTCAGCCATGGAGTCCTGATCGTCCTGCCACAGCCATTAACGAAATGCCGTTTGGTAATGGTTTCTACTCTGGTCACGCTATCTACGCAGCAGACGGGGATTTTACCTGGGGTGATGACGATGGCTACGAAGATGGGCGTTCGTGCTGGAAGCCATCTATCCACATGCCTCGCGCAGCATGTCGCATGCTGCTGGAAATTACCGGAGTGCGGGTTGAGCGGTTGAATAGCATCAGCCAGGAAGATGCGCAAGCCGAAGGCATGGAGCTTACCGGATGGCGGCCAACATACTCTGACCCGGATAGCGGCGGTGAAGTATGGACTCCATATGACAACTTTGCGCAGCTGTGGGAATCAATTTACGGCGAGGAGAGTTGGAAGGCCAACCCATGGGTCTGGGTAATCGAATTTAAGGTGGTTCCCAATGTTCAGGATAATCCAGCCTAATACCTGGTACGCCGATCCCCACGGCGCGCCCTGCAAAATCCTCCGCGCTACCCACGAAGTAATCCACTACATCCGCAACGGTCGCACCTGCATCGCCAGCATGGGCCGCTTTAATCAGGATTTCGAGCCGCTGACCAAAGCAGAGGCCGAGCGGATCGCTGAAGAAATCGAAACAGCAGAACATCTGAAGAAGCTGCGCGCAATGCGTGCTGCATGAGGAGAGAGCGTGAAACCTTACGAATCGAAGAAATCGCAGTTCACCAGAAACCTGATCCGGCGGCGACACGCCGAATGGTCAGAAAAAACCTTTGGCAATGTCGGCCCCGTCGGACCGCTGAAGCACCTTTCGAAAGAGGCGCTGGAAGCTGCCGCCGATCCTGACGACCTCAGCGAATGGGCTGATATGCAGTTCCTGCTATGGGACGCGCAGCGGCGCGCAGGTATCACCGATGAGCAAATCACCGCGGCGCTGGAAGAAAAGCTTAAGGTGAATATGGCTCGCCAGTGGCCGGAGCCGAAAGACGGCGAACCGCGCCTTCACATCAAGCCATGACGCAACTGATAGCCAGTTATGAGCTGGCTATTGGGTGCGAAAGCACTGCCACGTCATCCCTTTTTCCCGGCCCCGCGCCGGGGTTCTTTTTGGGAGTTCACCATGCAAATAACTCTTCCGAAGTGGATTGGCTTTCTAATTATGCTGATTCTCCGCCCTGGCATTACTGCATCCTGCGCTGCATATCTGATGCTATATGCAGATGGCAGTTGGTATCACTTCCTATCTGGCGCACTGGCCTTCAAATCCTGCATCGAAACTCACGACATTTACAAAGAGGTCAGAGATGCAAGGTAATCCCGTTATCTGGCTCATAGCCTCACTTATGGCGCTGGGCGCTCTCATCTCATTTCTTCACGAACCGGAAGGTGTGCAATGGCTGCTTTTAATGTGGGCGCATTAGTCCAGAAGAAGACCGGCGGTATACATGGCGTGGTGGATAGCCAACTGGAGCCGGAAGGCGATCACCCGAAGGCCTGGGTGCGTTGGGATGACGGGAATTTTTCAGTGCACGCGGAAAACGAATTACGCGCGGCCACGCCAGACGGCCCGCAGTTTTATAAAACGATGTCATAGGAGCGACCATGAGCGAAATGACCTTAATCGTGCCCAACGACTGGGTAACACAAGATAAGCTCGTCGAGATTACCGGCCTTCGCCCGGGAACTATCGAGGCAGCTCGTAAAAAGTCCTGGATGGTTGGGCGCGAATATCTTCACGTTGCACCAGACGGTAATCCAAAAGAAAACAGCGAATGCATGTACAACCGAAAGGCTGTCGACCAGTGGGTTGAGAGCATGTCAAAGAAACAGCCGGGTGCGCGCCAATGAAGATCCGTTTATGCTTAGCGGGCTCTTGGACGTCAGGAGGGAATAATGGCTAAGTCAGCATACCCAACAGGCGTGGAGAACCACGGCGGTACGCTCCGCATATGGTTCATCTATAAAGGCAGCCGGGTGCGTGAAAGCCTCGGTGTGCCGGATACACCAAAAAACAGAAAGGTCGCTGGCGAGCTGCGCGCGTCGGTGTGCTTTTCGATTAAGACCGGCAACTTCAACTATGCCGCGCAGTTCCCAGACTCGCCTAACCTGAAAAGGTTTGGGGTGGAGAGCAAGGAAATCACCGTGGTGGAGCTGGCGAACAAGTGGCTTGAGCTGAAGCGTATGGAGATCAGCACCAATGCGATGTCACGCTATGCATCTATAGCACGCAACATGGTGCCAAGGATCGGCGGTGACAGGCTGGTATCTGCGGTGACGCAAGAAGACCTGCTGTTTATAAGAAAGGAATTGCTGACCGGTTATCACACCCTGAAGGCAGGACAGAAAACGCCGGTTAAAGGCCGCTCTGTCAGAACGGTCAACAACTACATGAAGATCATGGGCGGGATGTTTAAGTTTGCCGCCGACAGCGGGTATGTCCGGGTGAATCCGTTTACCGGGATCGCCATGCTTAAGCGTTCTCGATGCGAGCCAGACCCGCTGACGCGTGAGGAGTTCGTCAGGATGATTAATGCCTGCGCCCACCAGCAGCTGAAAAACATGTGGTCGCTGGCCGTGTACACCGGCGTGCGCCACGGAGAGCTTGTGTCGCTGGCCTGGGAAGATATCGACCTGAAAGCGGGTACGATGATGATCCGCCGGAACCACACGTTAACGAAGGAGTTCACCCTTCCAAAAACGGAGGCCGGAACGGACCGCATCATCAACCTCATTCAGCCGGCGATCGACGTGCTGAAGAGCCAGGCGGAATTAACGCGCCTGGGTAAGCAGTATCAGGTTGAAGTGAAACTGCGCGAGTATGGCCGTACTGATGTGCATCCTTGCACGTTCGTGTTCAACCCTCAGATCGCATCACGTAATGGCCGTGCCGGGCATCATTACGCAGTGGGGTCGATTAACCAGTCGTGGGAAGCGGCAATGCGACGCGCCGGGATTCGCTATCGCAGAGCATACCAGTCCCGACATACGTATGCATGCTGGTCGTTAGCTGCCGGAGCCAACCCAAACTTCATCGCGAAGCAAATGGGCCACACCGACGCGCAAATGGTTTACCGGGTGTACGGATCCTGGATGGCTGAAAATAACCAGGACCAGGTACTCATTCTCAACCAGAAATTAAGTGAGTTTGCCCCATCCATGCCCCACGCAGTGGGATCGGATGGTTATTAA